GTTTTCGTGGCCGTGTTGTCGAGGACACCCATCCGGCCGTCGATGATGGTACGGCCGATATTGCCCAGCACAAGGCCCGACAATGCCGACCGGTCGAGAGCCCGTTGATCGGCGCTGTACCCGTGCGGACCCCACACTTGATGCCACTTGATCCAGTCCCCAAGGCTCATTGCCGCACCCACGCCGAAATGCCCGTCAGGGCGCCGTTGGTGTAGGTGTAGGACTGGCGCCAGGTGCTGACGCCGTCGCTGACCTGGATATAGGCCAGGGTCTGGTCGCCGTTGTAGGAGAGGGTCTGCGGCAGCGAGTCCGGGTCGAATCGCTGGCCGCCGCTATCGGTTACGAGGTCCATGCTGGCTCCTTAATCCCAAGGCCGGCCCGCCGGGCAGACGTGCCGGGTGATCAATCGGAGGCGTGCGCTGTGACAGAGCACGCCGGCAAACAGTACGGGGCCGGCATCCACCAGCTCGGGCACCACGGCCTCTTCCCCCCGGGGGTAGAGGACGGCGCCGTCCAAAGTGGGATCGTCCCGCCAGGCGGCGCAGATCCCATCGATCACCGCGTCGAAGGCCAGTTCGCTCGCCTCGGCATCGACCAGCGCCCGGATGCCGCGCAGCTCCCAGGTGGTGGTCGCCTGGTTGTAGGCCGCGTCCTCCTTGCGGGCCACGCGGCGCACATGCCAGCCGGACAGGGTGTCGCCGGTCACATACAGTTCCCGGAACGTCTTGTCGGTGGCGCTGTAGCGCTCGTAGGCATGGACCCGGCCGATGTCCGCCACGGTCTGCAGCTTGGCCACGATGGCGGCGCGGATCGCGGCGCTCACGATCCACCGCCGATGCGGGCCGCAATGCGCGCCAGGGTGGCACGGAAACCGTCGATCACCCGCAGCTCATTGGCCGCCCAGGCATCCCGGAACATGAACGCGCCGACGCTGCCATGCTGGCGAATCTTTCCGGCGATGGCATAGGCCGCCGCCAGGGCCGCCGCGCCGATGCCCTTGACCTTGAGCGGGCGCCCGGTCTTGACGCTGACCTTCTGCCCCAGGGGCAGTTTGCGCTCGGCCCAGCGGGCCAGGGCCTCGATCCCCGCCTTGGAGACCGGGTGCGGCTTGCTCCCGAACTCCACCGGCGGCGCATAGTCCAGGGGCGTGCCCACCACCCCCAGCAGCCCGGTAGGGCTGGCCTGCACTTGGCCGATGATCGAGGCCCGCAGGTTGTTGAGGTCCGTTGGCGTGCGGTCCTGCACCTCGGCCGTCAAATGGGGCAGTGACCAGGCGAAAAACACCCGCAGCTCGGCATCGACCACCTCCGGCGCCCGGGCCAGGGCGGCATTGACCCGGTCCAGTTCCGGCAGGGCGATGGTGTAGCCGCTCATGGCGCGTTACGGAACGGGGGACGCACCCGGGGGCGCCGGCCCCAGCTCACCGTGGCGCCGCTGGCCCCCTGGCCGGAGGCCCCCGCGCCGCTGCCGCCCCCCAGCCCCAGGGCCTGGGTGTAGCGGGCCATCAGCGCCCGGGACCGGGCGGCATACTCCGCCGCCTTGCTGCGCCGATCGGTGGTGTCCGCGGCCAGGGTGGCGTCGGCATCGTTGATCGCCGCCGCCGCCAGCTCATCCAGGAGCAGGGCGGCGCCATAGGCCGCCACCGCCTCCCGGTGGCTGACAGGAATACTGTCCTCGGTCGTGGTCACCTGATGGGGCACGGTAAAAGTCAGCCGCACCGCCGTGCCGGCGGACTGGCCGTCGTCCAGGCGCAACACCGGGCCGGTCGGCGTCTGGTACACCGTGCAGGCGACCAGGGCCGGCGGGATCTCGCCGATGGGCGTCTCGGCGCTGACCACGTCCGATTCCGCCCCCCATGCCGTCGGCAGCGGCAGGACCGCCCCGCCGGGACAGATCACGTCCTCCACCGCCGGCCGGGGCCGATCCTTGCCGTAGCGGGTCACCGCCACGGCGATCGCCCGGTCCACGTCCCCGGACGTCAGCCGCGCCACCTCGTCGCGGACGAAGGCGGCCAACTGGGTTCGATAATCGGCAATCATCGCGGCTCCTGTTCAGGCCCAACCCCCGGCGACGCGGCGCGCCGGGGGCCGGTTCGGAATCTTGTCGACCATGTCCATGCCGCGTGGTCGCTCCGCGCACTTCCGCAACGCGCGGCCGGTTGTCTCGGGGCCGGCCCCCATAGTCGCTGGCTTCGTTGGCTCGAGCCGGGTTCGGTCGGGCGCCCCGCCGGCGGCCAGCGACCGCCATCCATTGGAGCAACCCGGGAACCCGGCCTTCAACGCCCGGGAGGAGTTCTTAACCCGCCACCACCGCCTTGTACGCGCCGCGGAAGTTGGTCACCGCGCCGCCATAGGCATGCCGCAGCTTGTAGGTGATCTTGTCCGAGGCAAACAGGGAGCCGACGCTGGGGTTGTCCTGGACGAAGAGCTCCGGCTCCTCGTTGCCGTCCAGGAACCCGAGTTCCACCGTTTCGATGTCGCGCTTGTCGGCGGTGGCCACCCAGTCGGTGGCGTCCGTCCAGTACCACACGCCGTTGATCTTCGGCGCCGACGTCTGGATAAAGCTCTGGTCGTTGTTGGTGCCCCGCTGCTTGAACAGATCGACGGCCGCCTCTTCCAGATCCGCCGGAACCCACAGGACCGACGGCGGGATACCCAGGCGTTCGTTGCTATCCGCCTCGGTCTGTTTCATCATGGCCAGGCGGGCAGCGCTCCAGGACGCGGCGGAAAGGGCGGCGCTGCCCAGGTTGTTGTGGCTGGCGTGGAACAGGGCGACGGTGTCATAGATCGTCGGGTTGGTGCGCAGGAAATCCAGCACGAACTTCGACAGGGTCCGCTTGGCCACGCCGCTGATGATGCCCGGCAGCTTGCGCACCACGCCGACATCGTCGTTGCGGATCATTTCCAGGGTGACCGGGTAGAGACGCCCGCGCTTGCCGGCCTTGTAGGTCGCCTCTTCGTCGCCCGGCTTGGCCGCCTCGGCATAGTCGGCGCCCTCGGCCACCGTCACCAGATCGCCAAAGCCCCCCATGCGGGTGCGGTGCTGGGTGCGGAAGTCGCTGAGGGGCACGACGTTCGCCAGATCGCGCCAGACGTCATACTGGTTGGGGGTGCGGTAGTCCGCCACCATCGCCCGGGTGACGGCATCCCCGAGAACGTAGGCAAAGCTGGCCGAATCCATGACCGCCTCGGCCAATCGCGCGCCCCCCGCTTCCCGCAGGCGGCTGCGGTCGCAGTCCTCCAGGCGGCCGGTGACGCGGCGGTCGCCAGTGATTTCCACGTAGCACTCCTTGAAGGACTGCACCGAACGATGGTCCTTGTGCTGCGAGTCGAAAAACGCGTCCAGCATGCCGGAGATCTTGACCGAGACGTCTTCGACCCGGGCCTGCAGACCCTGGATCACCACCCGGCCCGATTCCGTGAACCGCGACAGATAGGCGCGCTCCTCTTCGATGGCCGCCGTCACGTCCGCCTCGGTGAAACGTTCGCGGACTGCGAACACCCGTTCCAGGCGATCCTTGGCCGCCGTCGGCAGGGTGCAGGCGGCAATGGCCTGGCGCGCCTGGGCCCGGGCCTCGATCATGCGGATACGCTCTTCGACGGCCGACAGATCCGGGTCAGCGGTCTTGATGTCGGCGGCCACGGCTTCCCGGTACAGGGTTTCCAGGGCCTCCTCGGTGATGGTTTCGGGGTCGATCTTGGCAAAGGCTTCGGGGGTCTTGGCCTCGACGAGGCGCAACATCTGGGCACGCAGGGTCATTTCGGGGTCTCCGGTAAGGGCAGGGTTGGGGGCGGATTCAGTAAGCCGAATCAGGCGGCCCCCGGCCCCCGGTTCGACGATCAAATCCACGGACTCGACGCGGCTGATGGCTTCGGCCACCCGCACGCGCTTGCCGGAAACCGTGCGCGCCACAGCCTTGCCGTCAGCGTCGATGGACAGCCCGGCAATGTCCTGGCGTCCCGCCGCCGCCGCCGCCACCAGCAACGCCCGGGTCGGCTCCGGCAGACCCGGCAGATGCAGCCGGGCGGCCACGTGGCCGCTATCGGCGCCGGACCCTTCGACAAAGCGCGGCGCCTCGCCCCAGCCGATGACCTGGGCCACATTGCGAGCCCGGGACTTGAGGTGCTCGGCATCGCTCTTGATATTGATGCGCACCCCGTCAAACAGCGGCACGGCTTCCCGCAGGACGGCATCGGGGTAGAACACGGAATTTTCGGACAGCCCGGCGCGGATCAGCACCGCATCCCAGACCACTCCGGCGGCCTGGCCTTCGGCCTCCACCAGGCGCAGACAGACCGGATTCGGGGCGGCCAGCGCCTCCTTGAGGGGGCGATACTCCTCCACCACCTCCACCGGATCGCCAACCGTCACGGCGCCATCGGCGGCCACGGTGTAGGGATAGGACCAATGGCGCCCATCCAGGCACAGGACGGCGCGGTCTTCATAGACCGCCTCCAGGTCGAACCATTTGCGCTCGACCCCCGGCGCCCCCGGATTGAGTTTGGCGTCCAGGGCTACCCGCACCAGATTGACGGTGCGCAACAGTTCCGGCGCCGCTTCCCGCAGGCGCTCGCCGCGCAGACCGGCAGGGGGAAATTTCACAGCGCCCCCCGCAGCTTCTGGCCGTCGACGGTCACCACCACCACCTCCTCGCCGACCACGGCGAAAGCGAACACCTCGGTGACGGGGACGGACCGTTCGACTTCCCGGCCGGTCGGCTTGCCGTCCTTGATTTCGGGGACGAGCCGTTTGACGGCCTTGGCGGCCTCGGCTTTGGAAAGGGTTTTTGCGGCGGACGGTTCGGCCATGGCGGTCTCCTGGGTGCGGTTGCGAACAAGCGAATGAGCAAGCGCTGACAGGATGCCGCCGGCCAGATCCGGCGGGCAGGGGGAAGCGGTTCGGCTGTGGCGGCGGGGCAAAACGTGCGACGTCGCACGCTTTGACGTGCCGGGCATCGACCGACGGCCGGCCTAACGCGTCAGGCAGGCCGTGGCGAGCCGTTCAAAAGCGGCGTCGACGCCGCTTTCGGCCGCCCCGGGCAACCAGACCAAGACCTTCGAAAGGCGGGGAGCCCCTAGCGGGGACGGGGCAGGTAGTGCTTGGCGCCCGATTCGGAATACGTGAAGCGCCCGCCCCGGGGGCCGGTATGCACCGTCCCGTCGCCCGGGGGACGATAACCGGGGTCGGCGCCGGAGCCGGAGCCGGCCGGGTTGCCGCCCCCGAGATCCTCATAGATCCGGGGCCGCGCCGCCGGCAAATGATGCCTCGACGCGCCCTCTGGCGCCATCGCCGGACCCGGACGCGCCCCGTGGCGGAATTCCCAGGGCGGAACCGGCGCCGGATCGTGCCACAACCCCCGGCCCGCCTGGCGCGCGGCGGCCTCGGCGGCGATCACCGGCGATGCCGGGTCCCGCAGGTAGCGGCGAAACGCCCAGGCCAACCCCGCCTCCACCTGGCGCAGACCCATGTCCTCGCCCCCCTGGAACACCCGGCCGACCGTCCGCCCGTAATCATCCCGCCCCTGGGTATCCACCCGCACCGGGCGCAGGAACACCGCGTCGGCCAAAGCCCGCCGCGCCGCCATCCCGTAGGGCTGCCCTTTTTCCGGCGCATCGATCTGGGCCAGGCGCACCGTCACCCGCCCGCCCCGGGCATCGTCCCGGACCACGATGGTGTCCCCGTCCAGCACCGCCACCACCTGCCCGGTCAAGGATTCGGCCCCCGCCAGACCGGCAAAACCCAGCCCCGCCACCGCCACCGCCCGCCAGATCGCTACCATGGCTCCTCCCTACCGGGTCAACACCACGTTGTAACAGCTGTTAAACGCTTTACACGGGGGGTTTGCCGCCTTGGCAATGGTCATCTATCAACCTACCCTGTTTTCAGCGCCGTGGAACGCGATTGCGCATACGCAGCGCTTGCTGCCTGAAGAGCTTTTTTCCCAGGCTCGTCGGAGGACCGATAGTTCTCCAGTAGTGCGGACTCCTCGGCCGACAAATCGGCAGGAAAAGAGCGCTTGCCGCAGAGCACGTAATCAACATTACCCCCGGCCATCCCCAAGGAAATCAGGTACGCAGCATCGGGATAGCGCTCATTCCGCTCATAGAGCCCCTGGGTTTTTTTTGTCACCCCAACGACCTTGCCTAAGTCCGTCTGGGAATAGCCAAGCCGCTCCCGCTCCTCTCGCAGACGATCACCAAATGTAGACACCGAATGGTTCCCATAAACTGTTGACAAGGAACCGTTCGGTTCCCTATGATGTGCAAAGTTACAAACAACTTATGCACATCATAGCAACAGGAGCCCCGGCATGCTGACCCCCGATCAAGTCAAAGCCCACTTCCGAGAACGTGGGCAAACCGTTTCCGACTGGGCCAAGAAAAACGGGTACGCCCCCCGCGCCGTGTATCTGGTTCTGAACGGATTCTCGAAGGGTAAATACGGACAGGGCCACGAAATCGCCATCCGTCTCGGACTCAAGAAAAAAAGCACGTGAGGAACCAGCAATGAAGACCCTGAACGTCACCCACACCACGACCCGCACCGGAACGCCCCTGATGACGGTCGCCAACCTCCCCGGCCCCGATGCCGAATTGACGCCCGACCAAGCCCGGGACTTGGCCGCGACCCTCGTTTCCGCCGCCCTGGAATGCGAGACGATGCATGGAACCGTCCTGCGCGTCGGGCGCGCCACCGTCTCCGCCTACCTCATCGAAGGCGCCCACCATGGCTGATTACACCTCCGAATCCCAGCAGCGCATTTTGCGCACCTTGACCGTCCTGGCCGGAAATGAATTCAACGGGCTGACGCCCTCCGAGGTGGCCAAGGCGGTGCGGACCAGCGCCAGCAACGCCACCCGGGATCTGGCCAACCTCCGGGAGGCTGGGCTGGCCGAGGTGATCCAGGAAACGGGGCGCTGGCGCCTGGGCCCGAAGCTGGTCCAGATCGCCGTGGCCTTTTCAACCCACCTGAACCGCGCCCAGACCCGTCTGGACGAACTGACCAACCGCTACACCCGGAGCCCGTCATGACCCGAGGACGCCACCCCGCAACCGCCTTGGCCAACCCGGCCCCCGTGATCGATGCCGAAGCGGTCGATACCGCCCTGGCCGCCCATGACCAGTTGGCCGTCTTGGCCGTACAGACCGAATCCCGGGTTCGCCTCATCGCCCACCAGATCGGCTACCAGCTGCCCGCCGACTGCACCGACCCCGACCTGATCCAGCGGGACATTGCCGCCAACATGCGGCGCAGCGTCGAAGCCTGCCTAGAGGTGGGGCGGGGCCTGCTGATCCTCAAGGAGGCCTGCCCCCACGGGAACTTCCTTGCCCGGCTGGACGTGCTGGGCGTTGACAAACGGCTCGCCCAACGCTTCATGCAGGCCGTGTTCAAGTTTTCAAAAGCGGCGTCGACGCCGCTTTTGTCCGCCGCGGGCAACCAGACCAAGCTGTTCGAAATGCTCGTCCTCGACGACGAGCAGATCGAGGAACTGGCCCTCACCGGCCAGACCGGGGAATTGACCCTCGACGACGTGGCCACCATGAGCGTCAAGGAACTGCGCGCCGCCTTGCGCACGGCCAAGGCCGACGCCCAGGCCACCGAGCAGCTGCTGGCCGACAAGAACCGCAAGATCGACGAGCTGGCGCGGGAAGCCGGCCGGGAACAGCCGCTGCCGCGGTGGGACGAGCGCTTCGCCGGGCTCAACACGGAGGTCGGCGCCATCGGCAACCTCACCGACGAATGCCTGGGCAAGCACCTCCTGTTCATCGAAGCGGCCGAAGCCCTGATGCAGCAGCTGCCGCCGGAGACGGCCGGCGCCGGCAAATCGTGCATCCACCGCATCGGCGAGCAGATCGCCCGCATCTGCACCCTGGCGGCAACCCTGCGGGCGGAATACGACACCCGCCTGGAGGGCTACGTGGCCCTCGACAAGACCAACGTGTTGGAAGACTGAGGCCGCCATGCCCCTTGCCACCGCCACCGAAACCCGGGAATACCTGGCCGATCTGGCCCGGCGCCTGGACGCCGCCGACCACGGCGAGAAGACCCCCATCAAGGCCGAGGCGGCCGCGTTGCTCGGCTGGTCCATGGCCACCCTGCACGCCCGGCTGGCCCGGGACGTGGGCTGGACCTCCGGCCGCAAGCCCCGTTCCGACAAGGGCACCACCCGCGTCGGTGCCGATGCGCTGCTGCAGGTGGCGGCCCTGGAGCGGGAATCCCTGCGCAAGAACGGCAAGCAGATCCTGTTCACCCCCGACGCGGCGCAGATCCTGGAGGCCAACGGCGTTGAGTTGCCCGTCAGCAACGGCCACCTGAACCGCCTGATGCGGGCGCGCAAACTGAGCGTCGGCTGCCAGCGCCAGGCCAAGGCCTATGTGGGGCTGCGCAGCGACCACCCCAACCATGTGCACCAGGTCGATCCCTCCCTGTGCGTGCTGTATTACCTGCCCAACGGCGAGCAGCACATGATGGAGTCGGACAAGTTCTACAAAAACAAGCTGGACAACTACGCCAAGGTCGCCCTCAAGGTCTGGCGGTATGTGCTCTACGACCACACCACGGCGCTGATCGCCGTCCGCTATTACGCCGCGGCGGGGGAGTCCGCAGCCACCCTGTTCGAGTTCCTGATGTGGGCATGGAGCCTGCACCCGGACCGGGAATTCCACGGCGTGCCGCGCATTCTCCTGTGGGACAAGGGCAGCTCCAACACCTCGGCTCCCATCATCCACCTGCTCGACGCCCTGGAGGTGCAAGCCATCGCCCACAAGGCCGGGGCCGCCAACGTCAAGGGCGGGGTCGAGAAAAGCAACGACATCGCCGAGTGCAAGTTCGAAAGCCGTCTCAAGTTTGAGCCGGTCCGCAACGTGGACGAGCTCAACGCCGCCGCCCTGGCCTGGCAGAACGCCTTCAACGCCGATTTGATCCCGCGCCAGGACAACCGTCTCAAGCGCAACGGCATGACCCCCACGGCCCGGCTGGATCTGTGGCGGCGCATCACCGCCGATCAGCTGCGCCTGTGCCCCCCGGTGGACGCCTGCCGGGCCCTGCTGGCCGGCGCCAAAGTTCCCCGCACCGTCGGCGCGAAACTGACCATCGCCTACAAGCACCCCCGGTCCGATCGTTCCCGCACCTATGCGGTGGATGGACTGGACGGGATCTGCCGGGGCGACACCGTCACCCTGCAGCCCCTGCTGTTCGGCGATTGCGCCATCCGCATTCACGTGCCCCGCTACGACGGCGCCCCCCTCAGCTACCGCCTGGAGCCCAAACCCCTGGCCGACGCCCACGGATTCATGCCCGGTGACCGTACCATCGGCGCCGAATATCGGTCCGTCGCCGACACCGCCGCCGCCCAATCCGGCAAGGCCATGGACGCCCTGGCCTATCCGGGCCTGGACGCGGCCGGCATCGACAAGGCCCGCGCCCGCCAGCAGGCGCCCTTCGGCGGCGCCCTCGACGCCCACAGCCACCTGCGCGACATCGCCCACCCCACGGCCCTGCCGCGGCGGGGAACGACCATCCTCGTGCCCGACCTGGCCCACGTGGAGGAGCGCCCCCTCACGCACGTCCAGATTGCCGCCTGGGCGGTCAATAACGTCGACGGGTGGGATGGCGACAAGTACCGGCAGATGGTCGCGTGGTTCCCGGACGGGGTCCTGGAACAGGACCTGGGCCGGGTAGCGGACCGATTCCGCGCCGGGCTGCGGCTGGTGGCCGGACTTTGATTGAGTGCCGGCCGGTCCGCGCCAACGGACCGACCGGCTTGTGCAACACCACGAGCAAGGAGATTGTAATGCAGAAAACCGCCCGGGGGAGCCCATGAAACCCCCCACCCAATTCCGGGGCCACGACTACGCGCCCCTGGTTCTCAAGACCCTGATGCTGGTGCATGGGATCAGCCAGACCGACCTGGCGGCCCGCGTCGTCCAGGCCAACGGTCGCCCCATGTCCCACCCGGGTATTTCCCAGATCCTGAACCACAACTACTGGCCCCGGGGCACCGCGCCCGAAGCCCTCCGCGCCCAGATCGAAGAGGTCCTGCGCCAACGGGGCGTGGAAGAAGACGACATCGCCCGGGCCTGGGAGCCCGACCCCGGGCCCCAGCATCATCTTGCCCATCCCAAGGGCGTCCATGCCGACCGCTACGCCAAACCCGCCGAACCCGACATCGAACCCCTGGAGGTTGAAGTGCTCAGTCCCGCCGCAAAAAAGAATTTCGCAATTTTCAAGGACCCGTTCCAGGACGACATTTCCGGCCCGGAAGACGTGTTCCTCAGCCAGGACCAGCGTTATGTGCGCGAAGCCATGTACATCATTGCCCGCCACGGCGGGTTCCTGGCCGTAACCGGAGAATCCGGGGCCGGCAAAAGCGTCCTGCGTCGGGACATGATCGAGCGCTTTGCCCGGGAAGGTGCCCCGGTGGTGGTCATCTATCCCCAGTCCATCGACAAGACCCGGCTCAACGCCAGCAACATCTGCGATGCCATCATCGACGACCTGGCCCCCGGCGCCTCCCGCCCCAACAGCCTGGAAGCCAAGGCGCGCAAGGTGCAAAGCCTCCTGGTCGCCTCCAGCCGGGCCAATAACGCCCATGTGCTGCTGATCGAGGAGGCCCATGACCTGTCGGTGCAGACCCTCAAGTACCTCAAGCGCTTTCTCGAGCTGGAAGACGGATTCCGGCGCCTGCTCGCCATCATCCTGGTCGGCCAGACCGAATTGCGGGACCGCCTGGACGAGCGGCGCAACCCCGACGCCCGGGAAGTCATCCGCCGCTGCGAGATCGCCGAGCTGCTGCCCCTGGACAACCACCTGCAGGACTACCTGGCCCACAAGTTCCGCCGCGCCGGCCTGGACGCCAGCAAGATTCTTGCCCCCGACGTCTGCGACGCCATCACCGCCCGGCTGACGCGCGCCCGCCCGGGCCATCGGGAAGTGCTGTCCCAGCTCTACCCCCTGGTGGTCAACAACCTCGTCACCAAGGCCATGAACGCCGCCGCGCGGATCTGCGCCCCCCTGGTGACCGCCGACCTGATCAAGGAGCTCTGACATGACCGCCACCGTCACCCCCCTGCGCCGCCTCGGCGATGGGCAATCCCGCCCCCGGGGCATGCCCCAGCCGGAGCGCGAAGCGACCAACCTGGCCGTCGTGCGGGATCTGTCCAACCTCGCCAACGGCGTGGGCGCCCTGATTGCCGGCGGGCATACCGTCCTGTCCGCCGCCGTGGTCCACGGCGTGCTGGTGCTGCGCCTGCCGGATCACCAGATCGACGTGCGCCGCCCCGTGCGCGGGCCGGTCATCACCGTCGCCTGGCAGCCGGATCTGGCCCGGCAGCTCGATGGCGCCAACATCGGCCGGCGCCCCGGCCCGGCCGGCATGATGGTCTATGTCTGGCAGGCCCAGGTCGGCGCCATCCCGGTCTACTGGCTCAGTGCGGAGGACGAACCATGGTCCGCCTGATCCCGCCCCCCCTGGGCCGCGCCGCCCGCGCCGCCGCCCGCTTCTGCGCCCGGGTCGCCTGGGCGTGGGATCTCCATAGCCGCCTGGGCTTTCCCTGGCGCCAGGCCTGGCAGCGGGCGGGAGAATGGGCATGAGCGCCCCCGCCCCCGTTGCCGCGTCCCGGCCCTATACCGCCGAGAGCATCGAAGGCCGGGTCCTGCTGGCCCTGCGCGCCGGGACCTGCGAGGGTCCGGCCCTGGAAGAGCGGTTTGGCAGCGCCTACGACTACGTCCTGGAAAAGCTGTCCGCCGCCAAACTGGTGGTCAGCGTCAAGGCCGATCGCGCCCGGTATTGGTCCCTGACCCCGGAAGGCCGCGCCGCCTGTCCCTACCGCAACCCGCTGCTGGACCCTGCCGCCGGAACTCCGGAACCCCCCGCCCCCGCGCCCCGTTCCCGCTCCACCGCCACCGAGGACCCCAAACCCATGTCACCCCCCCTCAAGGAAAGCGTCCTGAAGGCGATCCGCAAATCCGGACCGGACGGCATTACCGCCGCCGATCTGGTTGCCCGCTTCGGCCAAGGCGCCTATGTCAGCATTTCCCGGCTGGTCGATGAAGGAGCGATCTTCCGCCCGCGCAAGGGCCACGTCGTCTGCGTCGCGTTTCGCCCCCAGGTCACCCTCCCGGCCATCACCCGCAGCGACAACCCCCGCGCCCTGGCGGCGATCCTCGCCCCCGGCGCCACCGAATCGGACCCCGCCCCCGAATCCGCGTCCGCGGTATCTCCGGAGACCGGAGCGTATCTGACCGCCCCGCGCATCACCATCGACGATTCCGGCGCCATGACCTTGAGCCAGCCGGGCCTGGGGACCTTTACCCTGGCGCCGCCGGTGGTGGCGCGCATGGGCCGCTTCCTCGGCGCCTTCGACGCTCCGGGGGTGCCGTCATGAGGCCCGCCCACCGGGCCGCCGTGCCGGCCAGCGTGTTGCCCAGTTTCGACTTGGGCGCCCAGCTCCGGGCCGCCGCCAACCATGCCGCCCAGCTGGCGACCATGGAGGCCGAGGCCCGGGCGTTCCAGATCGCCAAGATCGAGGCCATCCGCCAGGCCAAGGCCGACCGGCGCCGGGCCGCCCTGGGCACCGCCGCCGAAACCGTGGTGGACGCCATCTGCGCCGTGCTGCCCCCCAATCCCGACGCGGCCATGGATCTGCTTGCCCTGCGGGCCGCGGTCAATGCCCGCCTGGAGCGGGAAGCCCCCCTGACCGGCATCAACTCCGCCGCCAGCGATCTGGCCCGTTCCGGGCGCATTGCCCGCACCGGACGCCGCGGCCACTACCGTTACTTCAACCCCCACCGGGAGCTTGCCCCATGACCACCCCCACCCTCGCCGCCATCCGTGCCGCCGCCCAGACCCTGGCCGACACCCACCGCACCCTCACCGCCGCCGGCATCGCCCAGCAGGAAGCCCTGTCCCAGGCCGTGGCCCCCGTGCTGGCCCGCTTCCGCCCCTTTCTGGACGCCGCCGCCGCCGACGAGGCCGCCGCCCACGACGCCTTGATGGCCCTGCTCAACGCCAGTCCGGACGCCTTTGTCCGGCCCCGCAGCCTTACCGTCGACGGGGTCAAGTGCGGCTACCGCAAGGAGCAGGACGCCCTGGACATCGACGACGAGGCGGCGGTGATCGCCCGCATCCGCGCCCTGGCCGATACCGCCGACCTGGCCGGGGTGCTGATCCGCACCGTCGAAACCCTCAACCTGGAGGCCCTGGGCGAGCTGGACGGCGCCATCCTGCGCCGCCTGGGGGCGCGGCGGGTCGCCGGCAGCGATCAGCCGTTCATCGGCTACGTGGACAGCGACGTGGACAAGCTGGTCAAGGCCCTGCTGGCCGACGCCCTCAAGCGCCAGGGGGACCCCGAAGCGGCAAAGTCCGCCGGCCCCGGCAAGGTCAAGGCCAAGGCCCGCAAGGCCGCGACGGCATGACACCGAACCCCGCCACCGACGCCCGCTGCAAGGCCGAACAGCAGTGCCCGGCGCGCATGGCCTGCCGGCGCTTCCTCGACCATTCCGGCCTCCCCGAAACCCTGCGCTTCGCCGCCTGGGAAGCCCGCCGCGCTGGCGCCCCGCGCTGCGACGGGTTCCTGCCGGCAACAACCACGACCCAGGAGGCATCATGACCCTGACCTTTCCCTTCAAGCTGCGCACCAACGTCCCGTTCCAGAAATCACGCCTGGTGCGCCGTCGCATCATCGGGGCGCGCTTCCTGCGCATCCGCAAACTCCCCCGCGCCCGGTTTGTGAGCTTCAAGCTGCCGTTCCGCTACTCGGTCGATGACGACGTGTGCCTGTTTTCGGTGGGCGAGGTCCGCACAGGATTTAGCCCAGGCGACTGCCGATCGGTTGATCGTGACGACGCCGAATGCACTGCATTCTGGTCCGTGTTTGTCCATGGTCCCCGTGGGGGTTATGCCGCCATTGCCCGTGCGCGCGCCGGAGTGCATGGGTTGCCCGGCGCCGCCAAGGGTCGTTACCGCTTCCGGAGCCGCTGACATGACCCCCCTCTACGGCATCCTCAACACCAGCACCGGCTTCATTCAGGCGGTCGAATCCCTGGAGGAGGGGCAAAGGGTTTGCGAGACGTGCAACGCGATGCTGTCCGCCATCGACTCGGACGAGTTTTTCCTGGTGGTCGAATGGGACGGCACCCCGGACGAGCACGCCGCCGGGCTGGTCGACATGGTCGGCTTCGGCGGCCATCACCGCTCCCCGTCGCTGCTCGGGCACGGCCATGTTTAAGCTGCGCAAGAGCGCCCGCATCGGGGCCATCCGCGCCGCCTGCGCCCGGCTGGGCATGGACGACGACACCCGCCGCGCCATGCAGCGGGCCCAGGTGGGCAAGGACAGCCTCGCCGCCATGACCCTGCCCGAGCTGGATACCGTCCTCGACCACGTCAACGGCCTCACCGGCTACCGCGGCACCCAGGGCAAGCCCCACAACTTCGACCGGGAACCCTACCAGGCCAAGATCGAGGCCCTGCTGGCGGACATGGCCCTGCCCTGGTCCTACGCCGAAGCCATCGCCTGGCGCATCACCGGCGGCAGAAAGCCCGAAGCCATCCAGCGCCTGGCCTGGGTCCGCGACGCCGACCACTTCCGCGGCATCATCGCCGCCCTGTCCCGGGAGCACAAAAAACGCCTGGAGCCCGCCCGCGCCGCTCTGGCCGCCGCCCTGGAAGCGCGGGGCATCGACGACGGCGCCCAATGGTGCGTCGCCCGCATCCAGGCCGATCCGACCCTGCACACCGCCGCGTTCCCGTGGCCCGATACCCTGCAGACCCTGGCCCGGCTTACCCAACTCGTCCAGTCCCCCCGCTGACATGGCGCTGCCCGAACGCATCCAGACCATCGTCGCCCTCATCGGCCACGGCCGGGCCATGGACCTGGTTCGGGAGTTCGGCGGGCAGGAAATCAAGTTTCCGGCCCAGGAAGGCAACGACACCTGGGCCGCCCTGGTCGAGGTGATCGGCGAAGCGGCCACCCGCAAGCTGGCCGCGGTCTTCGGCGGCGGCCAGGCCCCGCCCGTCTACATTGCCCGCTGCGCCGCCGCCCTGCGGGACGATCGCAACCGCCGCATGATCGCCCGCCACGAGCGCCTGCTCAAGGACGGCCACACCAGCCGCGGCGCCGTCTCCATCCTGGTCCGGGAACACCACCTGTCCTACCGCCAGGTGGAGAACATCCTCAACGCCCCCACCCCGCAACCCTCCGGCCTGGAGCGACAGCGGGGGCTGTTTTGACAATAACTTTCGGAGAACCGATGAATGAGCTGGCTCTTTTCGCGGGCGCTGGTGGCGGAATACTCGGGGGAAAGCTGCTCGGGTGGCGAAACATGATGGGCGACCGGCCGCTTTATAGCCTGGCGTCCCTATCGATGGATGGATTGGGCCTCTGAGGCCCGGAAAGGAATGGAAATGACTATTTCACTTGGCGTTGTGGTTGGAGCTGGAATCGGCTGGATTATCGGTCAATTGCTCATGCTCTTTTTCGGGGACGAGATCAGCGCGTTCATAGACCGCTTGGTCGAAATGGTTCGCAAAGCGTGCGGTTTGTCATGAAGACGCCCAACGGTGGAGGTAACGCGCCGTGAGCGGCGCAATGACGCCAAATTGAACAACTGAAGCTCGCTCGCCGCGAACGGTCGCGTTGACCGAAATGTTCGACGGCACGGGCTGCGAAGAAAGGATGGTAGCAAGCATGAAGCTGTACCACTTTTGCGCAATGAGCCAAGGAGAAAGCGCGGGCTGTCTGTCATACACAGGTGGAACGCTCAAATCAGATGCAGACTTTAGCGACGCGGAGCAATACACGAAACTGAAGCGGCAGATCATCGAATACATCAATTCCAACGGCGGGAACGTAACGGAGATTGCTCTACTGTCGCTAACGCTCCTGGGTGAAGTGACGCCGAACGCCAAAGTTGTGGGGCTCGACGCGAGCGCAGCTTGCGGCGAGTCCCACACGAACGCCGGGTTAGCCGGCACTGACAACGAAAGGAACGAGCGGTGAAAACACCACGCGAAAAGTACCTGAACGACCCGGAATACCACCGGCTTGTTTGCGCGCTGGAGAGTTTCATTGAGCGGGCGCAATTCACGCCGTCCGAGTTGCGCGAGGCCGCCGTTCTGGCGAGCATTAACTACGAAATGCGCCATGTGCGCGAGGCGACCATT